GGGGAAACGAAATGATGTCAGGAGGATGGCGCAACTTAAATCGACTAATCTATAATGGACGCACCGTCAATACAGTGCTAAGTTTAGACTGGTCACAATTCGACAAACGTGCTTTACACGAAGTTATCGATGATGTCCATACAATTTGGAGATCATACTTTGATTTTGATAAAGGCTACGTTCCTACGTCGTTTTACCCAAACGCAGCTACCGAACCCGAAAGAATCGAAAACCTATGGGAATGGACTTGTTATAATATCAAGAACTATCCTATTCGACTCTCGAACGGTGATCTCTACAAATGGAGATTCAACGGCATCGCGTCTGGATTCCAACAGACTCAGCTACTGGATAGCTTTGTCAACATGATTATGATACTAACTTGCCTATCACGGCTTGGTGTCAATATCAACTCGAAAGACTTCTTCATCAAGGTCCAAGGCGATGACTCACTAATCACGCTACCCGAACACATCTATGCACTACACGGCAAAAGCTTTCTCAATCAGATTGCTAAAGTTGCAGCTTACTATTTCAATGCGAAGCTCAACGCTGTTAAGTCTGGAATTAGCTTCAATACTAACGAAGTTAAAGTTCTTGGATACTCGAACAGATACGGAATGCCTTACCGCACCGATCAAGATCTACTTTCACACCTCTTCTTCCCAGAAAGAAATTACTCTCTACCTTCACTACTTTCAACTTGTATAGGTATTGCTTACGCTTCATGCGGATGCTCAGACACAGTCTACGCGATATGTCAGGACATTTATTTTTTCTTAAGGAATGAATTCGGAATTTCTGGAAATCCAATCACCAATCGTTGGATGCTCAGAGCAGGAATCATTTCCTATGATGAGATGCAACTTATGTATTTCAATCATTTTCCAACACTACTAGAATTGCAGGCCCGGAGCCTTTCAATTCCTACCAGAACAAAAGAAACGTCAGAACGACTATGGCCAACCTTACCAGAATCGAAAAACGGCTTCTATTTCTTATCCA